GTATTATTTATAGTGAATGGTTTATAAAATACTCCGTTAATAGCAATACCTCCTCCTTTCTCTTTGTACTTTGAATGATTTTCATCTAAAATAATATCAACCACTCTTCCAAATTTAGAGTAGGAAGTACTTCCACCACCTGAGTCTGATTTACCTCTTGTGGTTACAAGGCTGTTAAGTGTATTTCTATACGCCATTACTTTTCAGTATCTTCCTTATCTTGAATTTCTTTTAATTCTGTTTGAGTTTCTTCTTGCTCTTCAAGTAGATCTTGTAAGTCTGAGAAATCAAACATATCGCCATCAGAGCTTTTAGCTTGAATTGCTTCAATTCTTTGAATAACGGTAGCAAGTTTGATAAGGTGTTCGTCGTTTTTAACACCAATCTCCATATACTCTTTAATCATAGGTACAAGCAGAGTTGCGTCTCCTATATTTTCTATAAGAGGTTTTAATTCTCCAATAAGTCCTTTGACTTGAGACTTAGTTTCTCTTGAATTATTATAAATTTCTTCAAAGAGATCAGATAATTTCTTACCTTTAAATATTTCTTTATCTGAATCCATATCTTTTTATAATAAATAGATTACTGTTCTTTTATTATAATTTTACCTTTTTCATGGTACCTGTAGTAGATTTCGTAAAAATCGTCTTTAAGAATGGAAATAACTTTCGTTAAATGCGGAGTTTCACAATCAGTCATTTCTCTAATGTATATATAAAGAGCTTTTTTCTTAAAGATATCTAGATCATACCTAGTTTTAAATATTGTTAAGACAGCATCTGCAATCTGCTTTTCAGTATCTTTATTGAAAAGAATATCTAATTTATCATAAGTCTTTTCTACCCATACATCTAGAAACTGGCTTAAAGTTATTCCTCCAGGTAGCTTAACATCGATTCCACCTTCGTAGGATTCCTCCATATCATCAAATGATCCTACTTGTTTTAATTTCTTATAGTTTTTATTATTATAATTAATTAACCACCTTTTTACTATAGTCCCAAAATAGGAATAAGCTTTTGCACCATTGGTTGGGTCGAATTTCATAATTTTTTCTTCTAAAAGCATGGAAACTACCTCGTGCTTAAGATCTTCAATCTGCTCGACATCGGTGTAGTAGAATTTAAAAGTATGAATTATGTTCTCTGCTAATTTATAAAAAGGAAAATAGATATGTTCGGTAAATATCTTTGCTCGATAATCCGAATCTTTAGAATTATTATACTTTACTATATATTCTTCTGTTTCTTTTGTAAAGTAGTTATTGCTACTCTTCTTTCTTGCCATAATTTTCGGGGAGCATGTACCGGTCTAGCTCTTTTTGTACGTTTTTCATTTGCTCAAAAAAATAACCGACCTCATCATCTGATTGGAATACCCCTCGTTCATCGAGACTTTGCAGGTGCTTTTGTGAATCTTTAATTAAATCTGATATATTTTGAAGATATTTTGTTTGATCCACGGTAATATCTTCGTACTTTTCTACTTTTACTAAGAGATTGCGTATTGCAACACTTAAGATCACTATAATAATAGAAAGAATAATAATAGTTACCAACATTTTTATAAGTTTTTTAACATATCGGTTAATCCTGAAGAGGAATTAACTCTTTTGCCTGTTGAAGAAGAAGTTTTTATAACTTTTGGCTCGGAAGAACCACTATTTCTCTTCCACATATCATATTCTACTTTAGAAGCTAGAAAATCTGCTGTATGTAATACTGAGATAATAGAGGTTTTTTGTCTAGATGATTCAACATTACTAAAGAAATATGCTTCGTTAGCTTTGTCAAATACTCCATCATGACATCTAATACCTAAGAACTCTTTTTGACTTACTTTAATACCAAACCTCTGTAATATAAATAGAGATCTATCAGGAATGAGCATAAAATCTAAATCAGGATTATAAGTATACATCTCTGAGAGTTTATCTTGACGCCATTTATCTGTTTGAGGTATGTAGTTAGGAAATTCTCCATCACCTATCTTCCCTAAATCGTGAAATAATGCAGCAAATACCAACTCCTCCTCGGTGTAGTCAATAGTTCCCCCCATTTTTTCATAGAGTTTATGCTGCTCTATTGCATATTGAACCACTCTATTTACATGATCAACATACCCTCCAGGAAAAGCATTATGATACCAAGTTTTAGACGAAGCAGGAGCCATAACGTAAATATCCGAAAGCTTCTCTAACATTAAATTAACATCATTCTTCCGGTCGGTGATATAGTGATCGACTATTTTTAAGTGCTTTTCCCAATTTTTTTGTATGTGCTCTGCTTCTAGCATATTTAATCTTGTGTTTCTCTGTTTAATAAAGTGTTTATATCGGAAATAAGAGTACTAGCTTCATCCAAATAATGGTATGAAGCATTTCTATCGTTAGTTCCGATAGAGTAGTTAAGTTTGCGTAGTTCGGATTCTAACCGATCTAGTTTATTACTAATAGTAACTTTATTTATCATATATATCTATATATTTATTAACTAAATTTATTTTATTAATTATTAAATTAAATAATAATATTAACAAGTTAATAAAAAAAATTGTGAAAAGCAACTATTCTATAATAAATTTTTCTTCGAATAATTGAGATTTACTTTTTGAACCTCCATCCCAATATATTTCCGCACGAATAGTAATAGTATCACCTATAAACTGAGGTGGAATTGGTCCGACAATTCGTTTACCCCATTTTCTAGAAGGACTTGTAGGAACATATTCATTATTACTTGGAGAATTGTTAAGGTAAAATGTAGTATTCTGTACTAAATCAACTTCAACTCCATTAGGCATTATCCAAAAACTACTAGATTCAAAAGCAGCTTGCACCACTCCTATATCATTGTAGTAGTAAAAAGGATCTACATCATCTCCTTCAATATAGATATCAAATCGAGGTAAGTATTCCCCGTTAAAATCTAAATCTACATGATAATACCCGTTGCTATCCTTAGGAAAAGGTATAAATAACGAACCATCGCAATTTCCATCAGGACATAATGATGGATCAACATCCTCTTGTGAACAAGATACAGTAAAAACCGTAAATAATACTAATAAAAATCTAAAATATCTCATAACCGTTTTAATTTATATATACAATATAAGAAAAAATAAGTTAGTAACCAACTTTTTCTAATGTTTTTTAAGGGAGGGGGCAGGGGCTTTGTTAAAAGCGTAGCCCGCCGCGCAAACGCGCGAAGTTCGCCCGCGTTATTTTCTTCTCTTTCTTAAATATATTTTAACGTATCTGCTCAATATTTTTACTAATTGACCAGAAGGGTTATGGGTAAGATAGATCAAACGAGAGGGAGGCTCTTCTCTTGTGTTAAACGTATTAAAATGCATTACAATTTAGTATATAATAGGATTTCCTGCTTGGAATATAGATCCGATCTCACGAATCTTATCCATAGCTATAAATATATCTATTTTAAACATTTCACGATCATTTTCATGTTGCACATGAAGCCTTTGCTCTTGGAAGTATTTATGTACTTGATGCTCTACCTTCATACCACATCCCGGCCTAACCGGTAAAGCAAACTTTACCTCCCATAAATCCACCGTACCGGTGCCGTTAATTTGATTAACTCTATGTTCAGGTGTATTGCGAGTCATTCCTATCTTAACTAATTCAGGATACCCTTTATTAATAAGAGCGTATACGTATTCTATAGTATCACTAACTGCCGTATTAGAACTGGTATTCTCAATTCCTCTAAGGTATTTCCATTCAAAAGTGTAATCGTTTATTTTAGATTTCTTCTCTATGAGATAGCGAGCATTAAAATGCTCAGCAATATTCTGAGGAGGTATATGACGGGCTTTGGTTCTTAGTTGAAGAAAATTATCTTGCCACTCTTGGGCTCTTTCGTGATAATTTAAATCACTTCCTGCATCAAAGATAAGAAGCCTTCCTTGTTCCTCTAACTCTAACGCTTTGTCAAATGTAATAGTATCTGTTAACATAACCTTATATTTAAATTTATTCTTCTTCTATATCCTCTTCAACTCCATTCATTGTATTAATAAACGAAGAGATTACCGATGGCCATAATAAAATACACGCTAAAACCTCAATAGCACCTAAGATAGGTCGATGCATTGCCCATAACATTAAATTAAAAAAAATTGAAAGAATAAATCCTATTAACCCGTAATAAAGTAAAATATCTAACATAGTATATAATATAACCGTTTTATAATTAAATATACGAATTTATATTAGTGTTTCCAACTTTTTTCCATACAAAAGGTCGGTAAATTTAACTATCACGGCACATTTTTCGTATTGCTCTAAATTTTCAAAGAAATACAACAATTCATTAAGAGCACTAATAGATCTATCTATCTCAAAATCTGAACCTATATCATATACGTTCTTTACCTCTTCTACTGTAACTCTAGTCAAATAAGCGTAAATTCTAGCGAAATATTTAAGTTTAATACTATCTCTTACTCTCCCGTAGTCTTCCTTATGCTTCAAAGCGTATAACTTATCCATAAAGTAGAAGTTTTCTACACCGGTAACTACCATCCCTATAAGTACATAAGGATTTTTAAGAACATCTTCTACGTTATGCTCTCTATAAACCTCCTCATCTCCTTGCTCAAAGATACTGAATAAAGTATGTGGGTCTAATTTCTGCACTTTATAGTTGCTTTGACTATAAATAGTTCATATCTTACCTATAAAGAAAGCACCATAGAGCTACCAGTACTATAAGTACGACCATATATAACCTTAATAGTATAGGTCCCATTAAATACTATAAGTTCTTTGACATACTGATAATAACCCCTATATAGAGAAAAATTTGCCAAAAAATTTCCCCGGGGTTTCTTGTTTTATATACAAAAAGTTCTTATATTAAACATATAAACGTAAAATGGTTATGTTATGAGTAATGAGATTAAGCTATTAATACAAGTTGCTATGATACTTCTACAATTCTATGTAGGACTGGTATTATTGTTAACTCCGGAAAGAGCACATTTAGGGCATTATTTAGTGGTAATGCTTGTTAGTATACCTATATTAGTAGGAGCGGTAAGGGAAAGATATAAGTAATATATACATATATACCCCTATATACCGAAAATCTATCAGATTTATGCAAATAGGTATGGCTCTCCCGACATCTCTCACGACGCCGTAGGGAACAATACTGTCAATGTTATAGTATACTGCCATCAACCTTACATCAGATTGCCATACAGAGGAGATTAGGCCGAAGTAACTTCGACCATATCCTCATATCTAATCTTCTTAGTAATCTTTGTACCTAGTATATAAGTAAAACAAGTAACCATCTTATTACCTATCTTAGATATATTCATTAGATAGTCTGAGATTAATACTGTTCCTTCTTTGGTGCGATATTCTTGGATTAAACTTCTACCATCCTCACATTTGTAAGTAGTAGTATTAGAATAAGTGTAAGGAAGTGAAAATGATTTACCGTCTAGAAATTGTTGTTTTGTCATAACCTTTATTTGTTTTAATTAGTTATCTAAATATACGAAAAAAAAGCTTAGGAGGCAACTAGCCTCCCAATACTTTCATTCATTCTTTCTTCTAAGACAGTAGCAGCAAACTGCTTACCTTTCTCTTCCTCCGACCAACCATCACCGGCTAGTGTCATACTATCCCAACTACCGACCGAATAGTCTCTAGTATCCATTTGTAATTGTAATACATAACCATCTATATCAGCCCAGAAGTCAATGTATTGATTTTCTCTTTCAATGTTGTAAGCATCGAACTCCTCTATTAGATGATTGATAACTCTTTTGGTAGTTTGTTTTTTTAATTCTGATTTTGTCATAACCTTTATTGTTTTAAGATACCTTAATATACGAAAAAAAGAAATAGGAGGCAACTAAATGCCCCCCTTTCTCCTAATTAAAACAAAAACAACAAAAACTAATCGACAATAATATCTTTATTCCAGCTTACAAGATAAGAAATCTTATCCATTCTTACTCTTTCGTAAGTATTAGTATGATAAGCCAATTCGTATTCATCTTTTTCAGAATTCCAACTCTTTCTAACAGTTACTAATTCTAAATCACCACTCTTTCCGGATTTAGTTTTACCAGTAACTTTTATCTTTTTGATATTCTTTACAGTCCAATCAAACCGGACATCTAAATCAGGAAGACTATATAAGTTCTCTTCATCAAGTTTAAACTCAATACCATCAGTCTCTACCTTTTTCATTAGAGCATTATTCTCAATAGTACTAATTTCAGATTTCATCTCTCTTACTTTCTTCTCTAAAGCCCAAATCTCTTTATTGAGTTCAGATAGTTTATCCTTAAAGCTAACAGATATAGAATTCTTTTCAGCAATAATATCATCCTGAAAATCTAGAATTACCTGACCAACTTTACCAATCAATATCATTCTTTTCAATTCAAAATCATTATTAGCAGAAGTAGAATAGTAAGAAGTTTCAATCTTATCAGCTTCATCATCCCTCCAACTTATAGGACGGACTGAAATAGACATCATCTCCTTATGATAATTATAATCAGGATCAAATCTCTTAAAGTAGCAGTAAGTATCAGATACTTCAATCGTATCGTCATCAACTAAACACTCTCCAAAATATTTTAGATACATTCTAGAAAGCTCATCAGTTCTAGCTTCATTTACTTTCTTTCTTTTAGTTTCAAGCTTTAATATCTTTTCTTCATTTAAGATAATAGCTTTTTGAATAATTTCGATTTTTGTCATAACCTTTATTGTTTTAAATTGATATCTAAATATAAGAACTTAGATGATCGGATCCAACTTTTTTCTATAGTTTTTTTCTATAGTAGGTAACTTTATCGAATCCCTTATACCTACCCTCTTCAATCAACTCCATAGTAAAATGAGTTGGCTGATTGACAGGCTTATTCTTTTCATAGTCAGATAAGCCTGCCGTATTCAAAACTTCATATTCATCCCCTACAGGGGGTTCTAATTTTATCATACCTAAAGATAAGAAATTAAATTTGACTTTCCAAATAATCTATGAAATCATATGCAGAAGTTTTACCGCCAACATGAAATTGAACTAATTCGTTTTCGGTATAATTTCGATCATAGGTCTTCCAATCATAGATTGTAAATACATTGGTATCGCCATATTCATCTTCAAATCCTACAATCCATTCCACTTGGGTTTTGTCATCCCCGGATGGTTCGTCAAAGGTTGGCTGACCTAAAAGATCAACCAACTGACTATATGTAGCATGAATATATCCTTTCAAACTTGACCCTGAAGTACTAGGGGCATCCATTTCATCGTATACTGTTAACTTTGACATATTACTTAGATTTTTTAGCGTTAATTTCAAACTGAACATTTTCCATAGCTATCTTGTAGCCAAAATTCATAGCCATTTGCATTAGCAATAAATCCATTGAACCATGATTTGCCTTAGCAAATGCTTCTAAATCTTCTCTGGTAGCAGGAGTAGCTACGATTCCACGATCAAGCATTTTAAACTGCTCTTCTAAATAATTTTGTAATTCTGTCATAACCTTTATTGTTTTAATTATTAATATATCTAAATATACGAAAAAATAAGTTAGTAGGCAACTATTTCTTCAATAATATGATTGAAATAAGCCCATTCAAAGAATTCATCTACTATATCTATATCTTCATTAGTAGTTAAATCATACCAATGAGTATTCAAAAATTGTACATAAATTTCTAAAGTAAGCTCTGGATACTTATTTTTCAATTCTATTAAATGATTCATAACCTTGATTTTTAAATTGATATCTAAATATAAGAATAATTAAGTTAGTAGGCAACTTATCCAACCATTATTTCCTGAATAATATCAGCCATCCAAACATTATCAGATCCCCATTCTTTACGAAGTTCAGTTTCTCTTGCAAGTGCTTCTGAAAAACCATCCGTAGAAAAATCGTTAATGATTTGCTTTCCGTTCCAATATCTTACTAAATATCTCATATTATTCTTCTTCATAAGTTAGATATTCACTTTTCTCAGCTCTCGGAAACATAATATCCATCCATGTTTGACCGATTTTCAATTCATTTACAAAATCAGTTCCATAATCATACATGATATCATCTACTTGATCTCCATTTTTACACTTCTCCAAATCATTAACGAGATTCTTATAGTGCTCTAAACTTTCGAATTCACCATCCATATCATCTATTACACTCAATACTTCTTGAGTTCCTGGATTGTAAGAATCGTAGTTAGGATCGATAATACTTTCATTCTGATCCGCTAAAAATACATAAAATTTACTCATAACCTTTATTGTTTTAATTATTAATACCTAAATATAAGAAGAAGGATCCGAAGATCCAACTTCTTTTTAATTTTTTTTTAGTTAGTCAAAGATTAATTCATCTTCTATTACAAAGTCCTCTGAATTAATTTTCAAAGTCTCCTCTATTAAAGTGTCTTCTAATTTAACAGCTACAGGTGTAGCCTTAGAATTACCATCCTTACCATTAAACAAATAATGAGTGACTCCATTTACTTTAATCATAGTACTCTTATCCAACTTACTAAGTCTAGCCTCAGTATTAAAGTAATAGAAAGGTCGATAATTTTTTAAATTAATAAATGATTGAGATGTTTTTGAATGTAATTTCATAATATAACCGTTTTTGAATTAATATACCTAAATATAAGAACTAAAATTCGGGGAGGCAACTTCTACCCAAACTTTTTTTTAATTTATACTCATTCTAAATAAGAGGATAGGAGGTAGGAGGGCAGGTCTTGCATCTATATATAAAACCCTGATATGGCTTGATAAGGCGAATTCCTTGAATGAGAGCTTGAATAGAGCTTGAATAGGCGAAAGCTTGAATAGAGACGGCTAAAACCTTGAATAGAGCCGGGCGAAAGCTTGAATGAGGGCTATTCCTCTTCATCCACCCTTGCCAAAGAATGATTGATAAAGACATTTCTCAGTTCCGCACCATAATAGGCAGATAAAATAGTCCTACTGTACCCTGTTGGAAAAATACCAAGATGAGGTTCTGTCTCAATATAACTAAGGAAGTTATCTATATAGCGTTCACTGGCATAGTACTGATCGGCCGTAGTACTGGACTGAATAGTTCTAACTACCTTTTCAAACATTGGTTGGAGGACTGAGTAAGCAGTGCCTACTTCTATTATTGGAGTATTAGCCATAGTATAACCCTTATTAACATCTATATAGACAATATACGAACTATTATTCAGATATACAACTCTATAGGTACTTTTCTTTTATTATCACCCCTACCCTTATGCCGGGACATATACGGCGTGAGAACGGCGTGAGATACCCTATGGCGTGAGGACGTAGTGAGGATAGCGTGAAGACGGCGGGAATACCCCGTGAGAACGGCGGGAATTTCCTTATATAGAGAAAAAAATGGAAGGGACACATGCATGCCTGTATATCCCTTACTATTTTTCTTACATTCATATGTGTATTTATACACGCTCTATATATCTCTATATAAAAATATACCTATATAAATATTTAAATATATACGTATATCTTTTTTAATACACTTACGGTAGTCCCTCACCCTCTTACCTCTTATCTCTCTATTGTAGCTTATCTCTCCTTAAGGATCTATATGGTTATAATATCAAGGTAGCACCAAAGTCTATCATACCTCAGAACCATTCTCTCACATATACTCCTCCGTAGACAGTAATCCGCTATATTGGCAAGTTCTTTGTTTATTTATCTCCTTTACTAATTGCTTTGTGGTAGGAAGGTTGGAGAATTTGCGCGTGGCACCTTCGGTGGAGAGAGACAGGCGCCCCCTCCCCCTCAATCCGTCTATATCAAAACCCCATCCCTTAAGCTCTTTTGTATAACCGTTGTACTTATTCATAAATCTTATTCAAACAATAAATTATATAATGCTCCTAATATACCGCCTATCAATACTAATGCCAGGCCTCCTATAAAGATATATGTAACTATATTACCTAATCTATTAAGTAGTTTCATTTTCTTTTATTTTTTACTCTCTTTAAAAGTAGCCTTTAATTCATCTATCTGTTCTTGAAGCTCTTTATCATTAGTTCTTCTGGCATACTTCTCTTCTTCAATTCTATCTCCTTGTGCACTTATCTCTGAGATTATTCCACTTATGGTAAATGATAATGACGCTATGCCTATTATTAGGGCAATAAATGTAGCAACTCTAAACTTCAAAATTTGATTATCGGTAGTTTCCATAATACTTTATTTACAATGATTGTTTTTTATACATAGTTATATCCTCTATAAGAAACTGTATTCTCATCATTGCAATTTGTAGAGCATCTTCTTTTATAAGTTGCTGTATCTGTTTTAGATTTTTGATTATTTCTTCTCCTTGCATACTCTTAGTTATTAAATACGTTATCTAAAATAATTTCTCTATCATTAGTAGCAACTCTAAATTCTGTTATGCCGCTTACATTCTCACATAGACTAAAGTCTTTTTCGCCTAACATTGAACTTAAATGCTCTTCAAATTTCATAGCCTCAGCTTTGGTTTTAAAACCTCTAATGATTCCTCTACATTGA